TGCACGTAACGTTAGCGTGCGCAGAAAACCGGGATTGCTGGCGGAATGAGCAAACGGACGGCGATGTAGTGAATCTCACTGCCTGTTTGCGCTATACTGCGCGCCGCTGTCCTCTTAGTTAAATGGACTAAGAGGACATCGATGTTATCTTATTGATTTAATTGACTTAAAGATAAAAAATCAATTTTTAAAGTGCTCAAATATGTACACAAATTATTGCCTCAAATACCCCGATCCTCTAAATTCTTTTTGTAGATAGCTATAGCCTCATCAACTATCTCTATCGGGTAATGAGCGTTACTCGCAACTCCAGTGGGGCATTTGATTTTTTCAGCCGCTTTCTCAGCTCTAAGCTTTTCGCACCACTGCCATAGCTCGTTTACTGATTTGTCATCATAATTCAAATCTAATTCGAGCAGTCGATGTGCTACGGTTCTGAATTGTGAAAGGTCTCTGAGGCTTTGGATTGAGTTTACCTTCAATTCAACTTCACCAACTCTTACCTCAAGCTCTTCCCTTTTCTCAATCTCCGACGCCAAAAGCCCCACCGTTTGTTGCAGGCTATGCGCAAGAGCAGAAATCTCGGACCGATTCTTAACTAATGGTGGCGGATAAGTTCCATGCTTTCTAATTGAAGGCAGAACATCATGGAAAAGCCACCTTTGAAATTTTTTACCGGCTGGGGTTGTATCTTGAGCAAGCACTCTATAAAGACCAGGCTCTGTCAAAAAAGCTTCTGAAATTATCGCACCTTCAACTGTAAGAGGCACGTTCTTGAACTCATCCTCGTCCAAGGTAGATATGACGGCTTGCAATAAGGTACCCATTCGAGCCGTTGGCTTTCCATCCATCTTGCGGTTTTCAGCTGACAGAGTTCTTACTACATCAGATAATGAAACATATAATTGTCCATCATCATTCATGCTTCTGATGAAACTTTCACCACATTCGCCTTCGTAACAAAGCTGCAATAAGTTCTTATTCATAACCCCCCCGATTTTTTTGAGATTATACCCGAGGGGAAAGTAATGTCATGCCATGGTTAGATAGCACTTTTGGAAGCATTAAATCGGCATGGTATTGCTGTAGACCTGTAGTACTGTAACTGTTACTTTTCCCAGTACGATAATCCCATCCAACCCTTCACCATCAATCGTTTCACCGTCCTGAGTGATGATCCCTGAACTGAACAGCTTGCCAAGCTGTGGGTAGTCATCGAACTGGAACGCGACGGTGTCGCCAGGCTTAGCAGCTAACGAGCGATCAACGAGCACGAATCCCTCTGGTGTATCAACACGAATCATGTTTCCCGGATTCGGCATAAGGATGTTATTCAGGTTAAGGCGCTGCTCAACGTAATCAGTGGCCGGTGATGGAAAACCCATGTCAGATACCCCCATTTGGGTTGAACTGAGCGTATGTCTTGGACTCACCCTCTTGACTGGAAATGTCTTTAAATGTACATGTGTGCGTTTTTATCCACTGGTTGGCCTCGCGCAGGCTGAAGTGCCAGTTAACTCGCTCCAGCTGATACACAAATTCCTGAGTGGTGACTACATATCGGCCTGATGGTTCTCGTTTGATTGCGCTAACAAATGCGTCTTTAATCTCATAATCGCGTGCCATGATAAATCCCCCCTATAAATACTGTATGGATAAACAGTAATATCGATCGGTAGATTTGATCAAGGCGGGGCGGTGGACAGATTTGTAAAGGGGTTGATGGTGCAGGGTTTTTAGTTGGCGTTCCGGTCAACGGAAACTGTAGGTACTAGGCGTGGCGATCGAGACAATGATGCAACTGGTTTAGGGCTCAGTATCCCGAAGAGGCGATTGGGTAGACAGTCGGTCAATCCTGCTGTCATTCGTGAATCATTAGCATGAAATGCTATCTTTCGTTGATAGCGGCAAAGTTCGTTACAATATACTATATGCAATGTGATGTACTTGGGGTAATATAAAACCTGTACATCCATACAGCCACTTTGAAAGCGTCAGCTTTTGGAGGAAGGTTTTATCATCCAAATTTTAACGAAGGAGGCTCAGATGGCATACCCAACCGTTGCTATTGCTAACGCCTTCATCAGTAGGGCGCAGAGCGGGCTTATACCTGATTTGTCACCGATGAAGTTGCAGAAACTGATGTTCTATGCGCAGTCATGGCATCTTAAGATTTACGACGAACCCCTTTTCGATGATTTCTTTGCAAAGTGGCAGTACGGGCCAGTTATCCCGTCGCTTTACCATGAAATGAAAAGTTACGGTGCGAGCCCAATTAACCACCTTATCAGCACAATAGATGGCAATGGTTGGAATCCAAGCAACCTCAATGTGCAGTTTGTAACACCGGTGGTTCCTACGAATGATTTTAGAACCAATCAGCTCATAGATAAGATAATTAGCGTTTATGGTAATTTAAGAGCGACGCAGCTTTCTGCCCTGACTCACATGGATGGAACGGCATGGTCTCAGACCAGCGATACAAGCGCTGTGATTGATAACGAAACTCTTAAGCGCTGTATAAAATAATGTCAAAATCCATTGATGACATCTCATTAAATGTCTCTGCGGGAAGCATACCCGAAGACAAGTCTGATGTGGATACCGCCAGGGCTGGAACTCAGAGCAGGCACCCATCCTTAATTAAGGAAGATGTCGAGGATCGAAAGGCTGACCGTGCGCTTCGTGATAAATATGGTGATAAAGCGTACAAAGTTGCACGAAAGTCTCTTTATGGCTGGTGTTGGCTTTTAGGTATTTATGCCTGCATTAAGTTTAAATTTGATAAAGAGATTTTCTCTGAAAACGTCCTGATAGCAATAACTTCTGCTGTGACATTAAATGTTTTTGCTGCATTCCTTGGGGTTATTAGGGGGCTTTTCCCATCGACAAAACCCTCAAATGAAAAAGAATAACTCTATAAGCGCCTGCTTATTCCTGCCAAAATTGCCTATAGCCCGCCATTGAGCGGGCTTTTTTGTGCCCATCGCTTGGCTCATGTTCAACAGCTAACCTACGCTTACCTGACCCGCCCTTAGCCTGATCAGATAGAAGCGGCTGAGTCATTTACCGGTCGCCGGCAGTTCTCTATGCCTCCGGTGCAGAAGGCAATCCTGCGACTCCATTTGATGAAGCAATATAAGCTCTAAGAGACTTGCGGTAGTTAGTCCAGCTACTTTTAGCGGCTTTCACTGTCTCTTCATTAACATCAGCCGAATAGTCTTCGTCATCAATTTGCTGCTGCAAGGCGGTTATCTTAGAGGATGCGCGATCGTATTCCTGATTTGCGAGAAACATGTTCTCCATCGCCATTGCTTCAGGCGACTTTACGATAACCGGAGCAGTAAAGATCAGGTCTTTTCCTTTTTTTGTAACCATATAACCTGGACCTACTGCTACTCCATCCGGTATTTCGTAGGTTTCAAATTCCGAGAAGATATCCCCCTCGCCGTTCCACACCACTACGTTCTGAACAAGCCCGTCTTTGATTAAAGCGTAACCGTTATTCATTATGCAAACTCCCAGACCCGAATCAGACCATCACCACCATTACCGCCCAGCGTCGGAACGGCATTATTACCAGCAAACGCGCCGCTTCCACCAGAACCACGGCGCCCAGCGATTCCAGCAGTGGTTGACCCGATAGTGATGATTGAAGGACCACCGGCAGAAATATGTGACCTGCCACCTTCGCCAGATTCATAACCGAATTTCAGAACGAAACCAGCTACTCCACATCCACCCCGGATATTTTCCAGATTGCCGCCTGTGCCGTCACCACCCCCCCCGTTATAAGTCAGCTGGTTTTCACCCTGAGTTACAGGTGTAGCATTTGCGCCGAAACTCCCGCCTGTTGCTGAAAGAAAAGAACCAAAATAACTGCTGGCCCCTGGCGTACCATTCGTTCCTGTGAGCGCTACCCCGCCTTTACCAACGGTGACATCGACAGTGGCGGGAATGTCAGAGTTGTTGAGCTTGGAGATAGCAGTTCCCCCCGCGCCACCTCCAGCACCAGCCGCAACCTGCTGTGATCCAGTTGCTGGGGTTGATCCTCCCGGTCCACCACCTGCAGTTACCTCGACAATGATGAATGAAGCTTTGGGGTTTTTGGGATAAGTGCCGGAAGCAGTGAAATCTACAATCTGAAGTAAACGCCCCGAGGAAAAGAGAGATTTTATTGCCTCAGTAAGCTGAGTGCGTTTGCCTTTTTGAAGGGTGAGTCCAGCCTGTTCAATCAGGTTGCAGAGCTCTTCCTGAACGCTATCAAAGAAGTCTTGATCCAGAGCGGTAGGGAGTTCTCCCGTCTGAGGGTTTCCGCCGGTAAATCCATTTTTACCCGCTCCGAACTTATCCTTCTGGGCGGTTGATGTGTCAATGCGATGCATGTTTACTCCGGGTATCTGAAAATAACGTAGGTGTGTGAGGGTGCAAGCTTGTTGAGGACGCATTCCGCGATGGTGTCACCCCACATTCTCAGGCTGTCCGTACAGTTACTGATGGCCGTCATCGGCGTAATCTGGGTGGATGCGGGCATATTCACCTGCCAGTAGTAGCGCCATTCATCGCTGTAAAGTGAGTCGGTGCAAGCGGACATGCAGGTAAACTGGCTTTTGTTGTAGCGGGTAATTGTGACGCCCGTGTAGCCCAGCGCCTCAAGCTGAGCCAGGTAGAAAGCCTCATTAATGCCCCCCGCCAGATTTATCTTTGCATCCAGCCGCTGGCGTCTCTGCTGCAGCGTCTGCACGCCTGAAGGCGCGCAACTGTCCGGCAGCCCGCTGATACTTTCATAACGGTCAATTAGCTCTGTCACTGAACGTGGGTCCGTTTCCAGCATCAGAGCATCACCGCGCCCATGCACCGCTGCGAGCGAGGGTGCCAGGCTAGTCAGCAACACGTCGTCACTGTCCCATGCTGGGCCACGCGGCAGCAGTGCTCCAAGCATCTGCCGGTACTGCGCCGTTAAGTCCATGAGATTGTCCCCACCACACCTATTTCACCTTTCCCAATGGTGATATCAGTCGTCGGGCTGACCAGCGTATGACTGTACTCACCCGTTGCGATGCTGATCGCCTCGCTGATGCGGGACGGCTTCAGCACGCTTTCAGGCCCGCCATCGCGCAGCATCATTGAGCGCAACTCCGCCTCAACGGCATAGCGCACTACTGCGGTATTCGGGTTGAGTCGAATCTGGAAATTAACGGTGTGAGGCGTGGGAGCAAACACGTAGATATCGGCTCCGGCCACCGGGGCAAGCGGTTCGATGTATGTCTTTACGGCTGAGACGGTAGCAGCGTCAGGGATCGGATTAATGAGGTCGCTGTTCGCCACCATAACGCCTACCGTTCCCCGACCGCTCCAGTGCCTGTACGTCCATGCGCGTGTAATGCCAGCCACTTCCTTAGCCCAGACTTCATAATCACCGTCAGCGCCGCCCTGCGGGGTCCAGTACCACCGTTCAATCACGCGTGCGCGCCAGACCTCCAAATCCTCAACGTCAGCGCCGCCCTGAATGCTGTCCGCCACGCCAGCTGAGGTCAGGCCTGTAATCGGGCTGACCAATCGCATAGCAAGTCCATCATCGGTGTTGCCCACTTTTCCTGCCGTATCGCAGATAACCGGCACGCGCAGAACGCCACCCGCCGAGGTCGCTTTAGCTGCCGTGGTGAATGAAACGAGATCGTCACGCTGAATTGTGACACCGGCAGGAACAGGGATGCCGCTCGTTGGCACATCCCAGCGCACATAACCGGTTGCTGCTGTAGGCGCTTTTCGCGGGCATCGCTTCATGTTGGCGTGGCGAGTCAGCCAGTCCTCATCCGCAAGGTCTGGCAGAAGGTTGCGCGCCAGATAGTCAATGTAGCCATACACGGTATGCACCGCCGCCGCCTGGACCCGTCCATAAACTTCTGCATCGGTACGGCGCAATGCGGCCAGTGTGGTGTCTGCATCCAGGCGGGTGAGAATATCGTTGCGGACGGTGGTGATTAACTGAGGGAGTGTCGGGCGGGTAAATCCACTGTCAGCCATTAAGTTCACTCCATAAATCGTCAAAGGAAAATGCCGTGCGGTTGCCGTCTTTCTGGCTGATAACTACTGAAGCACTTAGTGTGTTAATCCCGGTCCGCTCGGCCTTCACGTCCACCCGAACCGCCACGCCGTCATCCACCAGCCACTGAAGGGCCTGGCTGATGTATTCGCGGGCTTTGAGCGGCGTTTTATTGGTGAGCGTCGTGCGGCTGAGAAGGTAAAGGCGTGAGCCAATGCGGTCATTCTGTACGGTCGGAAAGCTGTCGCCCCACCAGCCGTTATCCTGCTCCGGGCTGTCGTCAGGCTCAGCCTTTCGCCAGGAGAATAGCGAGATAACTACTGCGCGCGTCAGAGGGTCAGGTGGCCACGTCACGTCACGCTGAACGCCATTAATCACAATAATCATGGCGCCACCATTTTCTGCGTTGTCTCGTCAGTGGTACCGCCGCCGGAGCCGTTCTCTTTATGTGTATGATCGTTATAAGCCACGCGCATCGCTGACATGGTCAGGCCGGAAGAATCGCACTTATCTTTGATCTCGCCAGTCGACTCGATGTCCATTTCAAACCGCGCTTTCGGCGCATTGGTAAAGGTGATCGGCTTGCCCGCCCCGTTGACGACGATTCCTTCGCGGGTGAGTGTGACCGACTGCCCCTGATCGTCATAAACCGCCACCTCACCGGACTTAAGACCTTTAATGCGGTAGCGACGGTCAGAGACGACCAGAACCACACCGTGAGATCGATCCCCGTCAAAGTAGGCGGCCACGGCCTCTGCACCGGTAATCGGCGCTGCGGTAAAGCCATAAGGCTCCATGTGTTCTATATCGCTTTTCCCCTCGCCCCCAGCCATTTCAACCTGAAGCATCTGGCACTTTGTAGCCGTGTTCAGTCCGCGAACCACGGCGCGGGCCAGAAGGTTTGACAGCGCACGGCCCATACCTGAAATCGGATTAGCCATCAGAAATCATCCTCTTCTTTCTTTTTCTTAAGCTTGCCGGGCTTCGCTGGTTCAGGAAGATAAGCATCCGGCGGCCCGACTCGGATTTCGGTCACGGTGCCGTTTTCATCCTGCTGATAGGTCACCTCAGCGATCACCATCTGGCGATTGTTAAAACCAAGGATGGGATCGAAGACAATAACCTGCAGGTTAGGCAGCCAGAGTGAGCCATCTCCCTGCCGCCAGCCCTGGACGGTGTATGTCACCTCATCAGTACGCGCAGCACGCTGGCGCATCTCAAACTCCGCTCGCGCGCTGCAGGTTGCTGTGGTGGCGTTGCCGGTCTGACGGATAATCATCGGGCGGTAACGCTTAAGTCCACCATCAATAGTTTTTGAACGAATGGCCGTAGTCGTGGCCTCGCCAAAGTCATCGTCATTACCTTTGCGCTGCCCGGACACCTGATAATCGCTGAACCGGTCACGGATGCTCTTTTCCGTGTCGCAGGAAAGAATGTTTTCACCCAGAACCAGCGCGGTATGCGCCTGCTGGCTGCCGATACCACCGATAACCAGATTGCCCTGCGCGTTGTCATATGCCAGCGCCTGCTGAAGCCCCAGCATTTTGTTCAGCACGTCCATGACCGTTTCGCCCTGGTCGGCCTGAATTCCCTGAAGCGCACCGGATGCGCCACCCGCATCCACTACTGTAATGCTGAACGGCTTAGCCAGTTCTGCGGCCACTTGCGCCAGAGTACGTCCGGCATATTGTGACGGCGAGGCTGAGCAGTCGATGAGATCAGCCGTTTTGCTGCGCCCTGATATCCCCACGTTGATGCTGCGTGCGTCGTACCGAACCGGTGTCGCTTCGATGTAGCCAGTCAGAACTTTGTCGGTGCCTATCAGGACCTCCACAAGGTCACCGTTTTTAATCCGGTTGCTTCGGTTCGCCTGGTCGGTATCGCCGGGCCAGCTGCGGGTAATCTCGACGGTGAAGTCGCGGGCGATACGCTCAATACCGGCGGCAATTCTGACCGAAGTCCAGCCGCCCCACTCCTGACCATTCACCCGCAAAATAACTGTGTTGTTCATCGTACCGGCACCCTAAGTGGATGAACCGGCACGAAGCCGGGATGGCGGATGCCGTTACGCGCCGTTATGTCACCGGCGCGGGATGCTGAGTCATACCAGTCGGCGGCCAGTACCAGTGCGGGAGTAACCTGCGAAGGTGTGCGCTCCGTCATGCGCTCGACCTGCTCCAGGCGCGCAGAGATATCGCGGTTAACGTCAGTGCGCACGGTGACCAACGCCTGGTAAAGTCCGTCATCTGAAACGCGCTCCATCTCAAGGTCAATGGCCTCATTGAGACTGTCACGCACCTGCGCGAGATCATCCCAGGAAATGACGGTGCTGTTATCAAGAGAGGTGGTTACGCCGGAAGATGCGGAAACGGTGCCTGTCGCTGTGGTATCAGTATCTGAAGCCGCACTGCCTGAATCAGTCCGTATGTTGCTGACGGCAGGATGCGATACCACGACCGGCTGCTGCGGGTCCTGCTGGCGCGTGACAGTCCGGTTTACAAGCTGCGGCAGACTGGTGACCGTTGCGGCCGCCTCGCTGATAGCGGTGGTGCGCATCGCCTGCGCAACATAATTGCGCTGAGTGGTCTGCGCCTGTGCTGTCTTACTGTCGGTTTTCCAGACGCCGCGTGGAGCCAGACCCGAATCAACAGTGACGCCGGTCAGCCCCTTAATCATCGACATCAGGTCAGAAGTGTTACCCGTCAGCCGCGTTCCGGCGCGCCACATAGTCTGAAGCCGGTTAACAAAGCTCATGCCGCTCGACGGCGGGCTAAGCAGCACCGATAAATCGCCCTGCATCAGACGTGATGCGGCGCTGATACCAGAATCAACATACTGAAAGGCACTGGTTACGGTATTGAACATACCGGTTGCATCATCCAGCACGCCGTCCTGCAGGAAGTCAGGCATGCCATCCATACCAAAGGCACCGAACGCCGATGAAATTGCATCGTCCAGAAATGAAACTGACGATGTGAGTTTCTGTCCGGTTGCCAGTCCAGCGGTGGGAAACGATAATTCACCGGACTCAACGAAGCTGAAGCTGACGCGGCACATACGCCCTTCGCTCTGTGAATGGCTGACGCGAACGGCATCATCTACTACCACGGTCATCTCGCCGTAGTAAGGATGAACCAGCGTGCATGATCCTGGCTTTTCAATAGCCTCAATCAGCCGGTTGCGCTGCTCAAAAAAATCATCGCCAATCAGATAGGCCTGAACGCTGAAGCGGCGGGTTGCCCTGCCTAAATCCTCCGCCCACGGCTTATCGCGGTTCGGGTACTCATGCACCTGCACGCGACGCCCAAAGGTTGCTTCGTCGCTGTCCACCTTAAACGCGATGCCACGCAGTGAGGCATCCTGCAGATTATCTTTCCAGCTCATGACTTTCTCCGGGCGTAAAAAAACCCGCCGGAGCGGGTTAATGTTTATTTCAGGTGTATCTGTATCGAATAAGAGTCACCAGTTTTCACAAAAAGTGAATCAGCTTTTTTATCGTAAGATTCAAAGCGCTGAACGCTCTTAAACCTTTCCAGCTTATTTTCGAAAATTGTACTATTGGTGCCGGTAAGGTATTCATACGCTTTACCGGCCAGCTCAACGTTAACCTCATTCATCGATTCATCTTCATTTGCGAAGAAATAAATTGATATTTTCTCAGCGCACGGTGGCTCATAAACAGTCACGTAAATCTGCGGTTCATACTCTGACTGTTTATTATCATCAAATGCATCTTCAAGAGACTGCTCCTTCCTAAAGGTATATTGGTGCCTTAGCACTCCGCCATCTTTGAACACCTGCATCTTCTCAGGATTCTTACCAACTGCGGCAATGAAGTCCTTTTCATTAAATGTGGGATAACACTCGCTGGCAGATGCCCCGCTGACAAAAAGCATAGACATAAGAATTGCAAACAGGCGCATGCGCACTTTCCTTAATTTGGATTCGAAAACCGATTATAACCCACATCAAGGTCAAACCATGGCAGAGCGCCACCCACTGGCTCAACACGCATTCCGGGAGGAGCGTTTTCAAAGGAAACTTTAAGCTCCCCCTTCGATGAGGTTGGATCATCGCGCATTAAGGGACCGCTCATGCTCTGCGGGTTAAGAGGAACACTGCCACTCTTTATCTGCTGCTCGTTGTTATACCAGCCGCCAGCTTTCCACCTTTTCTTAAGTGACTCCCAGAATGATTCTGTTCCATCTTTCTGCGTTGCCGCGTCAGATATTTCGTTTAACTTTTCAAACATATAAAGGGCAACGGCGATTGATACAGTCAGGGCGCTGAGCTTGCCTATCTTACTCAATATGGCGAGCAGTCCACCTGCCTTGGCGGTAGCGGTAGTCAGTGATCCTATAACCTGAAGCGTAAACGCCCCGGCCATCAATCCACCAATTCCCGTAATGATCCCATTCATACCCCCCAGTGCCCCTGCCAGACCATCTATTTTTGTCCAGACCTCCTCAACTACCGGACCAAATTTATCCCAGTTAGAAATAAGCAGCCCTATTCCTATCGCTGCCAGACGGAGGAATATACCCATTGGGGAAAGCTTCAGTCCGCGTCCCAAAACACCCAGTGCAAAGTTAATTCCCAGCAGCCCAAGCTTCATTCCGACAAACCCGGCCGCGATCCCAAATGCACCACGGATTACCTTTGGATTTTTGTCAGCAAATTCACTGAATCGTTGTGACATGTCACCCAGCCAGCCCACTAGCTTTTTAGCATCGCCAGCAAAAGCGCCACCAATAGCAGCCAGACCGTTGACTGCCGTTCCGGTCATTGAATCCCACAGATTCGTAAGCGTGCCAAGCTGAGCGTTAACTCGTTTATTAAGG